TCCTTATTGTCCTCATCGCCAAAGCGGTCTACCGCCGTGAACGTGGGAATGATCGTGTTGCCCGCCAAGTAAACGTATTTGCCCGTGTTGACCACGGCAGACACGCCCCCGGAGACAAGCTCGTCCATAACCTCGTCATCAGCATCCCTAACACTCGGGACGAACTGCTTGGTGTCCTTATTGATGCACCAAGCAAAGGCGAAGTCTTGCAGTGCTGGGTTCGCTTGTGCGCCCGTTCGGTAGAACAAGGCATACTCTACCCCGCCGACAAAGAAGGTGAACTCTTTGTGTGTAGCCGTGTCAGCCACGGCCTCGTTATACAAAGGTGCAGCGTAATCATCGAGGATTAGCTCATCCCGCATAACGGAACCGTGGCGGCGCGCCAACCCGTTAACCGGGTCAGAAATCATATTGACCTGCTCAAAGTGTTGCCCTGAGCGCCGATCCTGCGGCACTTGCTGAGAGACGCCTAAGACGACGCTTTCGTAGCTTCCGCTTACTTTTGACATATTATACCTCTAGGTAGGCGACAGGATTCAAGGAGCATTTACTTTGCCTCCCACCGGAGTGGGATTGTTCCGGTAGAGGACCAAGTGGTGCCGTCAGTTGGGTACGCATAGATGCGGAACCCGGTTTGGCTAACAAGAGCATCTCTGACAGCCAGTATGGGCAGCTTTCCACCGCCGTTTACCGGAAAGTTTAGTGTTGCCTGCACGGACGGAATATATGGGAACCGCTTTGCAAAAGTAATGTCTAAGATACCGTCCGATACCCCGGAAGACGCCGTAATATCAGCCCCACCGGTTTGGGTCTGCATCCCGTAATAACGAACGCCAGCAGTTGTGCCAAACTGGGTGTTAAGGCGGCTTGACGAAAGGCCGTCAAAGTTGCTAGGCCCGAAGTCTAAGTCTAGACCAGTAAGCCCGCCCTCAATGCGGATACTAGCAACCGAAACGTATGTTGCTAGTGCCGCGTTCTCGAAACGGTAAGTGCCAACAATACGCCCCGTATTGTTATTACCCACAATGCGGACACACGCCGCCGCAGAAAACGCGGTGCTGTGGGGGTCCGTTACCGACACATTAACGTCAAGTCCAAGGTTATCTTTACCGAAATAAAGCCCGCAACTTCTAGGGTCTTTAAACTTTCCGCGCACCTTAAGGCGCTGGGTGCTGTAGAAATACCCAGCGCCGACCGACCCATCTACAATCTCTTTTCCGTAGCCGGTAAGGTTTAAGTCTACAACGCAATCTTCTGCGTAGTCTACAGTGGCGCCGCCAGACACGGCACCAACAACAAAGAAGCCGTATCCGGCGTTGTTGCTAGTGCCCGTGATATTGGCGCGACAGCGTTTTGGCCCGATAACTGCGGAGCCGCCCACACTAGATGCAGTAAAAGCCCCCGCTACGTCACAGTCGTTTACAATACCCTCGAAAACAATCTCCACCCCGCCGTGGCTATCGACCCCTTGACCATTACCGCCGCCACGTACATTAGTAATGACGACCGTTGCCCCGCAACGGTAACTCGTTGGGTCTGTTACCAACGTTCCCGCCTCGCTCCTGTCAAAGAATATCCCGTATGCGTCTGTCGAAACGCCGGGCGTAATGTTATCAGCACGGTATCCGTTGATCCAGACATTCTCACAAGAAAGTCCGGCAAGCCCAGCATAGCCGCAGTTTCGTGAGACCACGTTCGAGCTAGTCGAGTTTTTGCAGTACCTAAGAAAAATACCGCTGTGGCCATAACCATAAACTTCAACATTTTCAAATACTGGTGCAACGACAAAGGTAGGGGCTGCCGGAGAGTTGTTGATCCCCCTGCAAGCGATCCCGTTATTATCGCCGCTGTATGTGCCCCCGCTGGGGTAGGGACCAACCACCGTCAGATTTCTGGCACCGCCGCCGTTAGTAAATAGGACGGCATCTGCCACACCTGTCATGGTAGACGTGATCCGTGCGCCCATACCCTCGATCCAAGTATTAGCAGGAACCGTCAGGGTAGCGGATATCTTATATTCCGCATTGGCCTTTGGAAGAAAGACTACGCCCCCTGCGCCCGCCGTAAAGAGTGCTTGAAGCTCGGCGGTATCATCCGCAAGGCCGTCGCCGGTAACATCAAAGTCGCCCCCGGTGATAAACTCTTGGAGTTTGCTTTGTAGTGTTCTTAAGACTGCCCCTGCGCCCGTCTGCAAGAAGTTCAGTAGGCCAAGGAGCGCGCTGCTGCTCGCCGTGGCCAGCATGGTCCGCGCAAAGCTTGTCAGGTCTGCCAGAGCCCACGACTGCGGCCCTGTGGCGTACAGCACCTTATTGGCATCAGAGGTTAGCCCGGCAATGGAGGTCAGGTCTGCATCTAGCGGTTGTTTAGTGGCTAGGGCATTGGTTACTCCCTCAAACTGAGCAGGTATATCCGCAACGTCCCCCTCTAGGGTTTCTATTTTATCCTCAGATACCCCAACACGGTTGCCCATAGCTACCGCAAGCGCGGCAGTAGAAACTTTCAAATCCGCAACATCTTGCGCTGCGGCGTAACCATCAACTGCCATCCGCAGCCTCCTCAAAAAGTTCAACAAAGTCCACGTCTGCGCCATCAACCGGCGCGGGCGGAGCAGCAACAGTAGGCTGCCCATACGTGCTGCTTGTAGTATAGGTAGGCATACGCCCGCCCAAAGCGTGCATACGTTGCAACGTCGAGGGCTTATACAGTAGGTTTACACCGGCGTTGCGAATGTCCTCTGCCCGCAGGTCCGCGTAAGCGGCCTTAAGGTCCATGAGGATTTGCTCGACTTTCATTCTGTCGGCGTCAAAGCCGCGCTGATAGTCCCGCTGGGTGCAAAGGGAAATGTACGCCTGTGCTTGCAGAGGAAGTTCCTCAAAAGGCAGTAGGCGCAGAACCATAACGGAAATCTCTTTGCCAATAGCGTAGCCTGCCCCCTTGGGGTCAAAGAGCCTACGCCCCCGCTGAACAAGGTGTGTCCATTGGCTTACGGGGTCTATACTAATAGTGTCCGCAGGGACGTAAACGTACCCTGTCTCGGGGTCCGGGGTCAGCGTGATGTACTCACGATTAAACCACCAGCCCTTAGCTTGTTCCCGCCCGTTAGCAACGCGCAGCATACGCCGCGCAGAAGATACGAACGGGTGCTCGTCATCCAGAGAGTTTAGCGGAGTTTCTCCCTGAGACGCCAAACATTCATTGATAACGTCTAGTTCTGATATAAACACAGAGACTCCTGTTAAACGCGAAAAGAACCCCCGCTAAGCACGGGGCTCAACGGGGGTTCCATAGGATTACGGCAGGTAGATACCGCCAGCAAACTCGGCGCGGTTCGAGGTAACGCCGAACGAAAGGTGAGAGTCCACGAAGTGCATCTTGTAGATTTTATCGTAGAACACATCGCTTTCAAGCGGGATCGTCTCACCGGCAAGCAGGGCTCGCGGCGAGAAGGCCAGACCGACCAGCTTAGTGAAGTCCCCGTCATATGCGTTGCTGTTACCAGCATTGGACAGAAGGTGACCCGTGATGTTGGTATTCGGGACGTTGTTGGACTGAACCACAGGGGCGCCAAACGCCTTGTAGATCATGCCTTCACGTTCCGTACCATCAGCGGTACGATAGGTGCCGTTGACGATTTGCTCGGCATCACGCAGAGCGGCGTAGATAGCCGGGCGGAAAGCGAGCATAATGTCGTCGGTGACCCAATCAACGTCTTTCTCGGCCATCGCGGTATTAAGCTGCGAAACAGCCCGATACATCTTGGCCGGATCAGCAGCGTCCCCCGAGGCAGACAGAGTAATCTGCGAGGCGCCAAGGTGACCGTCCGTACCCGAAGCAACAGCAGCGGTCAGGGCAGCGGTCTTAGCAGCCTGAATGAAGAAGGCTTGGTCGCGGAACTTGGCAATCTTCTTGCCATGCTCTTTACCAATCTCCGAGCGCACATCAAAGCTCTGTTGGAAAACGTCCAGCAAGGGCAGAACATTGCGCGCGACGATCAGGGTGTCAACCGTCAGCGAGGTCTTGTTCAGGTCAATGCCACCAGCATCCGGCGCAACGCCGGGGGTAACCTTGTCCAGAGTAGTTTCACCAACCGCGTAGTTATGGATGGTGTTAGTGCCGCGAATAGAGCGCATGGGGATCATGCCGCTCAGAACGGACTTACGTTCGATAGTACCCTCAACGACACCAGCATATTCGCTGATAGCCAGAGCCATCGTATCACCAGCGGAGTTAATCTGGTTGGGATACGTGACTGGGGCCATTACGTCGTCAGAGTTAGGAAACAGGCCAATAGCCATTAGTTCATTCTCCTAGTGCGCTTCTTATTTGCGATTGTACGCAAGGGCGCGTTGTTGAAGTTGTTTGTACTCGGGGTCACCGCGGTCAGCAGCGCCGGGTTTCCGGCGGTTAAGCTCTAGCACGGCGGCACCATATTCCTTGGGCGAAAGCGGGGCCAAGCTGGACCCACTACCGTCCGCACTAGGAGTATCCCCAGTAAGCGGATTGGCCGGGTTTACCGTAGTACCACCGGCAGCCTCATACATTTGACGAAGCATAAGAGTAGCGGCTCGTGCCTCAACGGGACCAGCAGCAAGCATCTTATTGATCGTCTCGCGTTCCTTGGGGTCCGCGTTTGCTTTGGCCCAACCTGAAATGGCGGTCCAGTTAGCCTCACCGCCAGCAGTCTTGTGAACCGTTGAGGTAATAGAGTTGTTGAGGGCTTGGGCAGCTTTAGTGTTGCGGTCCCAAGCTTGCTCCGCAAGAGCAATGTGTTGCTCCCACCCAGCAGCTTTCTCACCAAGGGACGCAAGGTGCGCCTTGATAAACGTAAAGTCCCCCTCGGCGGCCTTGACCATTGCCGGATGCTCCGGGAGCAGTCCCAGTTTACCAACAAAGCCCAGCGCCATATCCATACCCGGATCACCCGTGGTATCATAGATAACGACCCCAGCCTCGTCAGCGGTCCCCGTAGGGGCCTCAGGGACGCTAGGGGTGGCATCGCCCAGTGCAGGGACTACAGGGGCGTCTGATGCCTCTGTAGCGGGTGCCGCAGTAGCAGCGGCGGGTGTTTCTACCGAGGCATCGGCGGGTGCCGCAGCGGGGGTAGGCCCTTGGCCGGCTTGATTACTTGCGTCAGACATTAGCTTCCTTGTGCAGCTTGATTGATGGCAATGCCCTCTGCGGCATTAGCCCCGGCCTGTGCGGCCATTTGTTCTTGTTGTTGCGCCTGTTGTTGCGCCTGTTCTTGGGCGACCTCTGCCTCGGACTTAACGTATTTGCCGGGGTCAATACGACGCCCTGTAGCAAAGCCCGTGATAACCGCGTCAATCTTCATACGTGCAAGCACAATGGGATGGATGTTACCAAGCGCAGCAACGTCCGCCAGAAACAGCTTCATGTTTTCAAGGTCACCGCCACGGCTCAGCGCGTCCATGCCCGTCACAATGGAGGGCTCAACGTCCGTACCGTCGATGTTCATTTTAATCAGCGCCATGAGCCAATAGGCCATAGGCATCTGGAAATCAATGGCAAGGCGGGAATATGCGCCACCGAGGCTAGTCTCAAGCTCTTGGGCTTGCATACGGATTTCTTCCGCAGTTACCCGCTCGGCGTCCCGCGTAATAGCGGAACCAAGCAGGAAGCCCCGGCCAATGCGATTAACGTAATCACCAGCGACGGCTTGGATAATAGCTAGGTCCGCAGCCTTGCCCGACTGGACAAGATTAACGTCCCCCATAACACCGGGAATAGCAGCGCCATTCTCACTGTTGCTAAAGTCCTCAACCTTAGTATGACCCGCCGGGTTAACCAGCCAGCGAAACTCGCTGGACAAGATAGCGGCTTGGATTTGTGCGGTGCTAAGCATGGACAGGCCAGCAAAGTCGCCTTTGTAATCTTCTACCAGCCCCGTGCCATAGTTAGCGTCGTCGCCAAGGTCCCAAGTCAGCACCCTGTATGGGAGCTTCTTTTCGGACCACTTACCGTCGAACTTCTTGCTAAGGCGGATTTCGTCAACGTGCTGGGTCATTTCGTAGTCCCCGGAGGGAAGACGTTTAATCCAACGGTAGTGCTTGACGTGCCCGTCTTGCGGCGGGCGGAAACCTTGGCGGTTAGCCTCGTCCCGGACTTCCTGCTCAAGCTCGTTGAACTCAACAGTGTCCATGATAATAAGCTCAAGCAGCTTACCTGACGCAGAGCGCCGTGTACAGTACCGCTTAATCCCGATCACTCGGGCGGTGTCTTCCTTTAGTTCAAGGAGGACGTTACCAAGCACAATCAGGTTCTTCACCGCCTCGTAAAGCTTAGGTCGCATAGCCATGCGGTCCAGCGCCGTAATAGCTTTCTTCTCTCCTTGAGAAAGAATAAGAGCAAGATCATCCGGCGTTAGCTCAAGTTCTTGTAGCGTCTTCAGCATCTTGTCCGTAGGATCAAGGCGGAAGAACGGGCGGCTTGGTGCAAACAGGGCCAGCATTAGCTTGTTAGCTAAGTGGTTCACTGCTTGGGCGCCTACCGATTGATAGTCGTGAGAAAGCTCTTGGCTGTTTTGGTTGTAGCCAGTTGGAGTACACAGCTTAGGCAACGTCAGCGCGGCGTATTGTTCGCAACGCGAAATAAATCCACGCCTCTGACCATCAAGCTCAGACCACCGAGCCGAGGCTTTAGTAGCGTGGGCCATTTGTTAAATCCTAATACCTGAGCCGGGCGCCCGCGTTGACATAAACGCTGCCCGCGTGGGGCGGCGGCGACCAGTAGCCGGATCAACCTCTGCATTGTTTGCAGACAGGTCAACCTCAACCTGTTCCATAGGAACGTCCAATAGTTCTTGGGCCTGTTCAGCGGCCCGCGCCTGAGCGATCATAGTTTCTCTACCTTGTTGCAAAGCGATTGCGGCTTGGCGGTCGGCCTTGGCCTGATCCGCAGCAGATTTCTCCGCAGCCCTAGCTTGTCGCTTTGCGGCAGCATTACCAAAGCACATTATGCCATCCTTAGCTTTCCTTGGTTAAAAGAGTAGCCTCCCTAAGAAAGCCGTGTTGTTCATATTTAGCGGCGAGGGCGTCGTCTGATCTAGCGAGGGCTGTGCCCACTGCCGTCAAAACAACGCCCTCAGCCTCAGCCCGCTGAGCTAGGAACTCAGGGACTAACGAGAAGGGCTTATCACTATGGTCAAGCCTAAGGACCAACTCCTCTCGAAGCTCAAAACTGTTACGTGGAGCATACCACGGTGTAACGACGCTGTACACTACCAAGAACGCATCATCTACCAGCCAAGCATTAGGGCTAGAGATAATGTGGGCCATAACGGCTTCCTCATCGAGGCGCTTTGCTATAGCCTTGTCGTTGGTTAGGCGAACAGTGTCGATACATTGTATTACGGAGACTGCTATCCTAGCATAGTCATCCGGCTGTACCCTACGGTTACCCATGAGTAAACCCGTCTCTAAGTATCTTTAGAACGTGCTGTACACCAAGGGCGTAGCCAGCCTCAATAGGCGTGGTGGTAGTAGTAGGTTTGATAGGACCACATTGGTTTTCAAGTGCTACATAGGCTTCTTTACTAAGTCTATGAACTTGGGTAACTTGCTTGGTATTATCGGGCAATAGATGCTCCTTGTGTTCTAGGGTGACGAAACTAACTTTCCTCAACCCTACGAGAAAAAGTAGGGCGAGGAAAGAACGTCCCGGAGATTAAGATGCCCCTTGTTCGGGGGCTCAGACAAGTCATACTGGGCGGCAAACTCCTCCAAAGGATTAACCCGCTCGTACATGGCCACAAAGGTTTCCCTGATGATATCGTAGAACCGCTGAGCATCCGCCGCGTGTGTTCCGTAATCGTCGTGGATCATGGCAAGGTGCATACCTTCTGCCTTAGCCGCAACTGCTACTAGGTGCAAGTGGGCAGCGTCGTAGCTATGGATAAAGTTGGGCGCTACGCCGTTGCGGTGCCGGTTGGCATCAGGATTATCTGTATCTTTGTGCAGCTTAAGCATAGCCGTGCCGCAAAGGTTGGTGCGGATTTGATGCTCGCTGCGCTGCATATAGCTCTGGATAACGGGGAAGCCGCTGGGAGATACCCAGCGAATAGTCTCGTCACCGTTCTTAATGACTTGCTTGGCACCCTTCTGAAGCCAGACCATTGCCTCCCGCGCTTTGACCACGACTTCGCCAATAGCGTCCCAAACAAAGTGACTAAGGTATTGCGCCGCTTTGTTGTACTCCGTCTTCTCGAACTCCGTAGCCTTGCCCATCTTAAGGTAGTCCCCTACGATAAAGTCGGAGCAAGAGAAGCGGGTGCTGCCGTAGGGCAAGGTCATCACAGACCGCTTTACAAGCGTACGATTGATCCCGTGCTTGAGCCACTTATCACGATAGCCGAGTTCATCGGGTTCACTGCGACGTAACGCCAGAGCAGTAACGTCGGCAACCATTTGATAAATATCATTAGGGAGAGGTGCTGGGATAAGGTTTGTCGCCCGTCCGCCAACTTCATCGCGAAGCATGGCGCTAAAGTTCTGTAGTCCGTTACATGACCCATCCATTCCCACAGGAATATGACTGACAAAGTTATGGGGATTGGTTTGCCAGTCAGAGTACTCGAAGCACCACGCAAGAAACTGCAAGGGGGCATCTGCATCACGCCAACCGCTGTTGTTTACGTGGTCGGTTGCAAAGTCCATGATTTGCTGATGGTGCTCCTTGACCCACTGAACCCGTCCGTCCAAGCTGTCCTTGTCGTAGCCCCACTTGTTTGCGCCGTTGATACAGAACCACCGTTCTGCTTCTAGGCTGTCCAAGGGCTTCCCAACTGCGAACCTCAATAATGCTTTCTGCATATCGGACCCTTGCGGTGATACGCCCGTTGTTTGTGCGTACAATCTCCCACGGAAGTCTGCGAAGTAAACAAAGTAGATCGAGGGGAAGTCCCGGAACTTGTCCGCGACTGTAGTGGCTGTATAGAAGCGACCATATTTGGTGCCCCGTAGCTTCATCTGCGTGAACCACTCGGCTTTTAGACGCTTCCAATGCACAAACTCCTCTTGCTGCGATGGGATCATATCTTCCATCTTCATATCCCCACTAAGCCAGTCAGGCTTAGGCGGCGCGGGGAACTCCGCCTGAGAAAGGATTTCTTCCATATCAAAGTGCCGGGCAACGTCCCGGATAGCGTCTAGCACACGCCCGTTGATTTGCCACTGGGTAGCTTGTAGCGCGTTGATCGCTGCTAGCGGTACGTCCATGCTGCCCACGTCGAAATCCTCGGTGCTACGCAGGTTGGTAGAGCGCACAGCAAAGGGCTGCATACGCCGCATCTCCTTGGTGTGAAAGCCCCCGTCGCTCAGGGACACCCAGTCCTTAGGCTGCTCGACACACGGGAGGTAATAGGGCGTGGTGCCAATGATGTGATCCTTGATCCCACAGATGATGCTAAGCAGGTCCTCGGACAAACGAATGTCAATCGTGGTACGCAGCCGGGACTTGTTGGCCGTGGCCGGGGTAAACTTGCTAGTCTCCACCATGCCAAGCTGCTCAAGCTGGTCCAGCAAATATGCGCCTAGTTGGGTAACGTCCCCGGTTCCCCACTCAGGGAAGGGTACGCCGTTCTCCTTGGCTTGCATCTTAAAGACGGTCATGCGGTGCCGCTCGTTCTTAGACAGGCGGCGGTCTAGGTCGTTAACAAGTGTGTAGAAAAGCTCCGGGGACGCCTCTGAGAACAGGGCGAGGCACTTCTCATGGTACGCGGCCCTGCCCACCACAAGGGCCACCTGACGGGCCGTGGGAGGGTCCTGAGGGGCCATCATGGCGTTCAGGGTATGACGCACCGCGAGGAACGCGACCGCCTCAGGGTTCATCCCTTGGAGCAGGGCGGTGTGTGCCTTTCGACGCCCCGGATGCTTAGCGTCCAAGTCTTCTTGGATAATACCCGCAAGCGGGAGAACGAACCGCCTAAACACAGCCTGTGCATATGGGTTGTTGTTAGCTCTCCCGCCTTCCTCGTTAGAGGTCATCATGCGTTCAGCACGGGAGCGCCCAAAGTCATACATTTGGCGTTCCAGATCGGCTTGTGTCATTTCCATAAATCGGCTCGCCTCTTAAAAATTTGCTATTGGTTGTGAGGTCCGTAGGACACGCAGCGCCTAAGCGTCGGGCTCAAGCTTATCGTGTCGGATACCCTTATACCGCGGTTCACGCAGCAATCCCTCGCTGCTAAAGTCCATTGCCTCTACTTCAACGATCTTACCCACGATCAAGCTGGGGTCCGCCCACCAAGCTTCCCGCTCAGCGTCCGTTCCCGCATTGCACCGCATCGCCATACCGTTGAACGAAACGCTAATGGCACCGACGCGCCCCACATTCTTTCCGAGTCCTTCGTGTACTCCGGTAACGAGAAGATCAAAGCTGAGCTTACGTTTAATCTTGATAAGCTCGCCAGTGGTGCCTCTCCCTGCTTCCCATGTACCGAAGGGGTCTCTATAGATAATACCGTCATAGCCGCCTTTATCAACAAACTTAGCGCACAGTTCTTGCGGATCAGTACTAACTGAGTAGCTACGGATAAGCTGCACCGGGTCCGGGTTTACATCGGGCCACTCAGCCGTGCTGCCCAGACGCTTAAGGCGTGTAAGGTAGCCTACGTCAGAACGCCCCGCCTCGAACTCCGTCATGGTAAGCGCGTCGAAAGCAACTAGCCGAAGCCTATCGCTCTCGCTATGCCTACGGAAGTGCCCGCTGATTTCGCTAAACTGGTCCTTGCCGGGCCACCACGCCTCCCCTAGCACGACCAAGCCGCAGCTAGGCAGGAGCCGGTCGGCTAAGCGGGGCCACAGGGCGCGTTCTGCGCGGCCCATCGCCCGGTTAGGTTCCCCAGTGCGGGAGGTAGTCTCCACCTTACCACATGGGTAGAACTTCATCACGGTATTACAGCCATCGTGCTTGGGCTGGGCAATGTAGTTCTTGGCGAGGTATCCCGGCTGCTCAAGTTCTTGGCGGCGTTTGGTCTTAACCTTAGCAAGCTCTACTGCTTTATGGATTATTTCATTCGCCACGCAAACTCTCCTGCCATGCTCCGGTATATCCTTGCTTAACCTTGGCGCGTTCCATGATAAACGCTATGTCCAGCCCAAGCGCATCGGCGGCTAGACGTGTCTGGGCGATAACGTCAGCAATCTCCTCCTCAAGCCACCGACGATTAGTCTTCCCGCTAACGGGCTCAGCCTCGTCAATACCCTGAATGATGCACCGTGCAGCAGCAGTGGCGCACTCGCTTGCTTCCTCGGCAAGTTTCCCCAAGACCGCCAGCGTATGCTGGCTAGTCTCGGGTTCCCAAGGTGACCAATCGTTAGCCACAGGCTTTGTCAGGCCCGTTAATCTGGCGTGGCATCTTGACCTTAAAGCGGTCGTCAATGCCAATGCCGCGCAGTTTGAACGTAAGCAGGGCCATAGCGTTCCACACTACGTGGGTAATGTGCAGACAGCCCGTCTCAGGATCACGGTCGATCCCTGCCTTAAAGTCATTCCAATGCCGGTCAAGGCTGGCGATAACCTTAGAGTACGCCATGCCCCGCTCCCAGTTCCGCTCCGCATACTTGCGGGCACCGATGGTAAACAGGTCAGCAAGGGCGGCCATAGCATCCGGGGGGATCAGGTCGAAGCGACGCTTACCCTCGTTGAACCTTAGGCCGTCATTAGGAGTGTCCGTCATTTAGTCTCCGATATGTCCAAGTTGAATAGTGAAGCTGTCATACAGCGTCATGCGGCTGTCATTGCGGGGTACGTGGTAACCCATCCACTGCGCGGCTACTGAGCTATAGCCCATGATGGAACTATACTCCTCGCCACCGGGGCCGCTACCGAAGAACGCGCCGTTAACAACGTACTGCCCGCTGTTAAACGTACTGACGTTGTGCTTGTCCCCCATGCGGAAGTACGTGATGTACTTCTTCTCTTGCTCGCTACGCTTGGTCTTGTGGGACCGCATAGAAGCTTCCGTAACGGAGACGCCGACGCCATGTTCATACAGGCAATACTGCCCGTAGAACTCTACGACTGCGTAGCTACCATCCGGGATGATAAACTGCACGTTGTCGTACCCGCTGCGCTTAGAGATATACTCCAAGCTCTTATACATGGGGTATGCAAACATATCACGGCCGGGGCGGTACATACCCATGCCATGACCATCCCAGTCGTGATTACCGGCAATGCCGACAACTTCCATAGGAATACCAAGGCGGGCAAGCGGCTCAACCACAAACTCGAAGATAGCCACGGTAGCGTCGTACATCTGCTCAGCCGTGCTGGTATCTGTAGCGCGGGCGGAGTTGTCGTGCTTCTTGTCGCTCTCGATGATATCCCCGTCGAGGCACAGAACGATGCGCTCAACCTTGTAGCCAAGGGCAGCTTTCTGCTGGATGCCGATGCAAGCCGCGCGCCCCATTTCGTATAGGCGCTTGCGGGCAATCGGTGTATTGTATCCGGGTTGCAGCTTACCGATTTGCAAATCGGACAACAGGATTTCCACCGTCATGGGCTTGCCCGTTTCATCCCCAAGATAGTCGAGCGGCTCAATAGGCACCCTGCTTGGCAACGTCTCAACGATTTGCTGGATCGCGTCCAGCAGGTTCTCCTTAGTACCAAGCGCCTCGACGAGCACCTTGTTGTCCCGGCGTAGGTCGAGGTTGCTGGTCTGGGCGTTGCGCTTCTCAAGCAGGAGCTTAGCGCGGGATACCTCGACCGTAACGTCGCTGTCATCCAAGCGGGCAACCAGCAGCCTGAATAGCTGCGGTGTCATATGCGGGTAACCGTAGTCGTCTCGCAGGGTATTAGCAGCCTTAGCAATGCTAGTACGTCCGCGCCCGCCGCGCGGCAGGACCGCGATCAGTTCGTCCGGCGTAGGATTACGCGGCTCGACTTTCTTGCGGGATCGTTTAGCTGTCGTCATACATTCCTGCTTTCTTTTCTGCTCGGGCCTTTACGGCCTTCTTGTTGCGCGCCAATCGTTTCTCGTCGGCGGTTTTATACAATGGGTGAATGTATGGTGTATGCGGGGCACGGAGGTAATCTCCCACGCCATACATAAATGCTTCCAGTTGACCCGGCGCGCTAAAGCCAAACCGCGCCGCGTTGTTCTCAAGCTTACCAAGCAGAGAGTTGCAGCGACGGTGAATGGTGCCCCGGATACGCCCGGTCTTATGGCAGTGGTCTCCAACAGCGTTAGGTCCCCATGCCAAGGGAAGGCGGCAAAGCTTACACTTCTGTCCTTGCCCCGCCCAAAGCTGTTGGTTTGTTTCCTTAAGCTGAGAGTGCGTTAGCTTCATTGCGCAGTTTCTCCACACGCTTGACAAGCATAGCAGCGGCTACGCGAAGTTCATCAGGGAAAGCCTCGCTAATACAACCCGGCCCAGTATGGGTGGCGAAGTTGTTGATTGAGGCGGCGTTATCCGTTCGCATCCACAGTAGGGCGGCTTGCTCGCAGAACGCGTCGTCCGCTGCACGTGGGCCGCCCACTAAGGCACCCGGCCAGTTCCCGCCGTAGTATTCCTGATACAGGCCGTACACCTCGGCAAATGCTCCGGCATTACATTTGACCCGCTCAAGAAACTTCTCAGCAGTTTTCTCGCCCATTGGCTTAAGGCACTCGTTGCCCTTGCTATCCGTGGTGCAATACTTGGGGAGGCCGGGGATATTATCCGCCGCGTCCCCCATGAGCATCTGCATCCAGAACCACTTGGAGCCATAGAGCTTAGCGGGCTTGTCCCCCTCGGGCTCTCCGTAAACCTCGAAGTCCCCCGGCATAACTCGCACAAGCTTATGCGTCTTCCAATCAATGTGTAGGCCCGGAAGCATACGCATATCCTTGTCAGCCGTAGCAATGACGATGTACCCCGGCGCGGCTTGCTTGGCGGCGTGGTAGGCGCAGACAGCGATGCCGTCGTCCGCTTCCCGCGTCTTCCAGTTCTTAACCTTGAAGGCGTCGCCCTCATAGCCCATGAGCCACTCTTGGAGGTAGCCGTGGTTCTTAGGTCTGCGGCTACCGCTACGCTGCCCTTGGTAGGGCTTGACCGTGGCGATAAGATAACGCTCGCCTTTGTGACAACCCGGCGTGGTCATGTGTACCACGGTGTTCTCCGCGCCACTACGTGCCCGCATCTTCTCGATCAGGGCCAAGGCGTTCATGCGGGCCTCGCCCGGTGTAGTGTCATCGTTACCGGCGCAGCTATAGCAAACCATGTCCCCGTCTAGGTGCATAACCAATCCGGGGACCATCTGTACGTTCTCACGCACTTGGGGGGCAGCTTGCGCTGCCCTCCCTTGTAGCGCGGCCAATGCCTCAGGCGTCATCAGAACGGAATGTCGTCCATCGGATCGAAGCTAGCATCCTCCTCTGAGACCTGCTCTTTGCGGGGCGGCGTCTCCGCATCGTCAATGTCCAAGGCATCCCCGCCACCAGCCACAGCAGCAACAGGGGAACCGGGATAGTTCTTAGCGGCTTTGATCTTGGCTTGAATCCAGTTCTTAGAAGTACCGGAACCCTCGATCACGTTGCCTTCTTTGTCCTTCTTATCCCCGTAGGTGCCGTCAATGAACAGGGCATCCCACTGTTCCTTGTCTGCAAACTCCCACAGGAAAATCTTGAGCGGGGACACAGCAGCGGGGAAGTTAATCCGCTTGCGGCTAATGTTGCCCTCGCCGTCATCAACGTCCGCAAACGGGGGAACGATGGTGTAACCCGTGCTATCCCGCAGGTTAGCGTAGGTTTTCTTCTCGTCACCCTCGCCAGAGGTGGAGTGTACAATCGTACACTTAAACTCTTGACCGACCAGTTCACAGAAATGCTTGGCAGTACCCCCGTAGTTAAGGCGGGAGAACAGCTTGAAGAAGTTGGCCTTCTCGTTAAGCGACTTGTTCTCCGTAATGCGGATGACGAAGGGCTTTTCGCGCCCCGTCTCATCGTTCTTAGCGGGCCAACGCTTGCCGACCAGTTCAAACTCAAGGATGACCTGCTCAACTTCCTTGGGCTTATCGCCCTTAAACTGCTTGGTATGCTTGCCAATCTCGATGTAGGAGATAAGGCGACAACCGCCTGTACCCTCATCGGGAAGCTCGAACGTACCACCGCCGCCCGATTGGGCCTCTGTTTGGTTCTCGCCCTTCTCGGCAGCTAGTGCCTGTAGTTTAGCAATATCAACCATTACTTTCCTCTCTCGAATGAGGGAACATAGCCGTTCCCAATGTAAAGCTCTCTAACACGCATACGCATCTTATGAGCAATCTCTTTGAAGCCTTGCGGCATATGGCTTTCATCCATCATGTTGTCCCCCATCATCGTTTCCGATGGAACGGGGACAGGCACGGGCCAATCGAAGTACCACTCCATGAACTCCGATGCTGCCTCCATGCACCCATGTAAGGTAGCCGCAGCTTTTACGGCAACGTCCGGGTGGCTGTCAGCGTAGAGCGCGTCATGTACTTGGTTGACCAGCAGCGCCTTGCCGCCAAAGTTTCCAGTACGATAGAACACGCGGATAGCCAACCACATAGCTGCCTTCGCCCATTCTCCACCGCCGCCCTGAACCACGTAGTTCTTGATTTCCGTGGGACTAAACGAAGTGGTACACCCGCCTTTAGAAAGAGGGCGCTTGGCAAGAAACTCAGGTGCGGGAGACTCACGATAAGTGTATAGCTTTCCGTCAGGGGTTTGAAAGTGAGACTTACGAAAGTTGCACGTGAGGTGCGGCACGTCTGGATGCTGAGCAAACTTGTTGGTGGGCTCGCTGTTAGCCCTGATGATTTTGGTGATCTGGTCATAGTAGTCGTCAACCTCCGGGTAACGCGCTTTCTCTGCAATGATGAGCGCCTTGATATCCTCAATGGGTACGCCCGTCGTCTCAGCGATAGCCTCCGCGCCAGCCCCGTAGGCTCGCTGGAAGCTGAACTCCTTAGCGGCGGTACGCTTCTTGGGCCAGCCCTCGCGGGGCTTGATACCCTTGGCGTCGTCCCCCTTGCACCACAGCAAAGCTTCCTCGTAGGTGCAGCCTTCCTTGGTAGCAACGCGGGCACAGTGCATATCGAGGCCAGCCTGTAGGTCCTTGATAAGCTGCACACACTTGGTAAGCACGGCCTGTACATACACCTCCAGTGCGGTGAAATCCGATTGGATAATCTTACCGCCGGGGAAGCGACTGATGAAGATAGACTTCACCAAAGACTTGCCCTCCTTGGGAAGGTTCTGCAAGTTCGGGTTGCTACTAGAGAAGCGCGCCGTAACCGTGGAGCAGTGGTTGAGCATATGGTGGATGATGCCGGTAGATTGTACCAGCGTGAGCATCCCCTTCTGCTCCCCGTTCTTGTCCGTAGTTATATAGTAAGTGCCAAGGTCCTTAGCCAAGCCCTCTACTTTGCCGAGGTTCTCAAGGAACGGGATGCCCCGGTTAGCTAGGGCCTTAATAACCTCGGCTGCTGTAGAGTACACACCTTCGCGGCTACCAGCCCATTGCTTCTTAGGTTCGGTAATGCGGGGGAAAGTGTATGTAAACTCCTCCATGCGGGACTTAGGCTTCTCAAGATCATCGACTGTGATCTGCTTAGTTTTATACTCCCCAGCGTTCTTGCCGGATAGGTAGGTTAGTCGTACGGTGTAGTTAGACCGTTCGTTACAGTTATCGAACTTTTCCCACTCATCGACAGGAACGAAGCCTCCGTCGTCCATGTAGTACGCCGGGACCTTCTTCTGCACATACGTCTGGTTACCCCGCTCATCTAGGATAGGCATACGCTTCTCGTACTTAACGGTACCCCCGAAGATAAGCGCGGATTTCTGGGTGCCGCTGGTCCACTTAAAGTCAAACGGTAGATCAGCGGGTAGGTGCTTGTTAAGCTCCAGCGTAAGGTCCGCAAGGTCACTAGCAAGTTTCTCCGCCTGTTGCATACCAAGCTTAACATTAACGGCCATGCCATTGAGTTCCATCTCGGTGGTGCAGATCAGGCTACCCATGTTTAGCATGATGGACTTAAGCTGCCCGTTAGCCTTAGCCCGGCTAAGCTGAGCGCGGAAGATTACTTCCGTGTTGCCGATATCGCCATGCTCACTACCGTCGCCACAAAGATAACGGCGTAGCAGATCAGGGTCAATATCGTAAGTCTCCACCCCCGCATCCCATAGGTCCTTCACTTCGTTATACTTGGTGTTGCCGCCGTACCTCGGGGCAATCTCGTCCATGCTCAGCATATGCTCCGTAGGGGCCATACCTTCTAGCAGATACTCCGCAAGCTGGCAATCCCAGATGGTCCCGCCGTTAGATACCCACTTCATCCACGCTGCGTGGTTCTGTGGCTCGCGCAGGGCGTACAACAGGTCGAACTTGATGTTCAGGCCCACTAGCATCTTTGGCGCTACCTCTGGAGGCGGTGGGGCTATAAGCTTGGTGAACCAATCTCCGGTAGGCCTCTGCTTCCCATAGTAATCCCCAACCACAGGACCCTTGAAACGCTTGTATCCCTGCATGACCACGTAGTTAAGCGGGTCAAACGGATTAGCCTTCCGCTTGTAACTGGTTCGTATGCTCGTCTCAAGGTCCCAAATCACGTATGACAATAGCCCACTCCTTTCCTCGCGTTGTGTATAACCTTGCGGTCACAGTCAAACAGCGCGGCTAGTGCAGAGGCACCGTTGATTTTGCAGTATGGAGTATAAACGCTGCGAATGTACTCTACGTCTGCTTCTGTCAAAGCTTGTCTAGTTTGAACTCGCTTAGCAGAGCGCCCCTTAGCTGCGCGGTCCTTGTTATTATCTCCGCGTGTGCCGAGTACCAAATGCTCTCCCTCAATACAGGGAGGGTTGTCGCACTTGTGCATCACGTCCTGCCCTGCTATATCTTTAAGCTCAATACCATGATGCTCACAATACGCTAGGCGGTGAGCGCCCACGGTAGTCCCAGAGAAGCGGCGTTGCCCATAGCCCTGAGCATTGCGATATCCCTGAAACAGTTTACAGGGTTGTTCCAAATCCCAGATTACGTAGGACACTCGGTCTCCTCTTTAACCTCGTTGATAGCGCGGTATCGTCCATGTGTACCATCGAAGACAACCTCGCAACGCGGGGACTTAGGTGCCCCCTCGCGGGCCAGCTTGTTCTTGGTAGTACCAATGAAGCGGGCGTCGGGGAAGTCAGCTTGATAGCCGATGGTAATGATAACGTCCGCCGCACCCTGCTTGCCCGTCTTAGAATCTTTAAGCATCCCAAGCATAGGGTACTGCATATTCTCTCCGTCAGCAGATACCTGTGACGTAGCCATAACGGCGCAGTCGTGCTTGACCCCAAGCACTCGTCCCCACTGGTACATTGCTTCGAGTAGCTGGTCCGTCCGTTGTCCATTGTTGTTAGCCCCGCCGCCAAACTTGATGTTGTCAATCATGTCGAACACGATCAAGGCAGGGCTAGCCGCTCTGATAATGTCCTCAACCTCATGGTTCCAGAAGTCGTGAACGTCCATGATACGGATGACATTGTTAGCCCGCTCCGCATCACCATCAGCGAGCGCGTCGGCGTAGTCCTTGTGGATCGTCTTGGCCTTCTGCTTGTTAAGCAGGTCACCAATGGACGCATCAAGGGCAGACTGATACAAGCGCGTCTTGATACGCTTGCCCAAGCCCTCGTTGTTGAACCACAGAATAGTCCGCCCCTCGCCGGGGTAAAGCTTATCAACCTGCGGGGCCATGAAGGAAAGCTCGCTGGTCAGGAACGTGGTCTTACCAACGTCAGGGCGGGCAGCTACGATAACAAAATCCCCCGGCCTAAGCGGGCGAAGGCTCTCGTTAAGGCAGGGCAAACGGAAGTGAAGGCCCGTATCATGCAGGTCGTCCTGCAACAGGTCCTCAATGTCATCCTGCACCCAAGGCTGCTTAACCTTGCGGTTGGTGCTCTCCTCGTACTGATCCACCACTTCCCGGAGCATCGACCCAAAGTCAATCTCCTCGCCCTCATGGTATTTCTCAATGCCCTTGAGCAGGGTGTTAGCGGTATCCGCTGCAACGAAGCGGGCCATAAGCCCCTCGCGCAACGACAGAGGAACGTCCTCCTCGATCTGCCGGAGAAGCTGCCCGTAAATCTCTAGGCTCTCTGGCTTAAGGTTCGGGTGTGCAAACATCTTGAACCACAGGAAGAAGGGCTCATAGTCAATCTGCATCACATCATCATGCTCTCGGAAGAACCGGCCAAAATCCTTGAGAACAATCCTAGTGCGCTCGTCCAGAACATCAACAGGGATGCTGCGGATAAGCTTATCGTAGTCCACGCGGCGGCGCACAATACGCAGCAGCGTCATATCCAAACTAGCCATACAGTTTCCTTCTAATGCCCTCTCGTGATAATAGCTTAGGGTCCGTGTCGCTGCGGATTACACGCGCATCCACACCGTAAGCGGTTAGTTGTTTGAAAATCTTTGATGCGGCTCGTTGGCCCGGTCCATCGGGGTCCAGCCATATATACACCGGGCGACCATCCCGCAGAATACTAAGACATTGAGATTGAGATAGCGACGTACCAAGTATGCTCCATGCCGCTGTGACCAGTCCGACTTTCCACGCAGAGAGTATGTCCTCAGTGAGGACAACTTCCTTGCCCTCTCCGTAACGCGCGAAGAACGCGGACTTGTCAACCAAAGGGTTGAGATACTTGGGCCTCCCGTCTTTAGGAGTGAGGTTACGAGCTTGCCAGTAGACCACGCCCTTTTCGCCCAATACCGGAAGCACCACCCTTTCCAGCCGAGGGCACCAATAGAGCCCAGCGCGTCTGATATCGTCATTAGACATTCCAATCTTGTATAGCCACAGGCGGGCCTCTCGGGGCCACTGGGCGGCATCGGGTTCAATGGGGGTAGGCAGTGCCACAGACCGGGAAGCCTCGGCCTCCACGGCCCTCACAGCGGTCAGGCGGGCCAAGCGTTGGGCTAGGCTTTCCTCCGGGTGCGGCACCCAGCCGTCGTCATTACAACGCCAGCACCACGCTCCCCATCCATGTTCCTTGTGGTCAACCTTGAGGGTACGCCCTGACCCGCAATCGTGGTCAACACGCTTGGAACGCCCGATTTCGAGCGCCTTAGCCTCGTCAAGCCATGATCGCGGGTCTAGCATAGTATCTCCTTAGAAAGGGATATCGTCGTTAAGTTTTGGCTGGGCCGCACCCTCGGTAAACTTGCGATCAATAAAATGCAAGCAGTCATACAATGGCCCCGCAAACAGCGGAGTATTATACAGACCGGGTTGTTGATCCTGTATAACAACGTACCCACCTTCTGCGGCGGCCATAATAGTCAATGCTTTCATGATGCTAGTGCGACTGGTGCGCCGCCTCCAATAGTACCGCCCCCTGCGGGGCCAAGGAAGTAAACCTGACATTCCCGCCTAATAGCACGACGAGCTTTGATCCAGTCCAGCTTGACCACTTGGTAGTCAAAGCAGAACCTATCAATCTCCATCTTGCGGCGGAAGCATTCAGGTATCTGCTGGTTCGTCGCCATGTTCCATTGCCCATGCTACGTTGAAGCCAAGGCCCGGATCGCCCATAAGGGTGTCAATAGGGGTACAATCGCAATCGTACCCGCTTTGTTCGATAGCTTCCCGGTCATCGCAAGCGCGATCGCAAACGGGCTCTATTAGGTCGTCAACGCGGTATCTGCCGCTTATCGGGCCGAGTACTAGGTCTACCATCATGGTTTCGTGTACGTCTTGGTGGAAGGGCATCAGACCACGATAGTCCGAGTGCCCTTGCGGTCGAAGGCGTAGGTAGTGCCTTTGTCTTTGCGCGGCTGCTGCGTATTAGTGGGCAACACACGCTTGGGGTTGTTGATAGGATAAACAGCAGTACGCATGGTATTCTCCAATGAATAAGGTGGCGGTTCTTTCAAGTGTTCCGCCAAACACCAATGCTCGGGTTTCTCTACTGTTTATGTCGAGAACCCGTTTCGCCTCGCCCAACAAAAATATTGCTATTGTTGTGAGGTCCGGCTTTACGCGGCTATACGCTGATTACTCAGCGCCTTCCAGAGGATCGCCCTCGTAATCCTCGACGGACATATCCGGGGCGTTGAAAGCCTCATCGGCGCTGTCGTCAGCGTCGTCATCGTCCTGCTCCGTAGCAGCGCCGCCAACGGACGTAATGTCCCGAGCGTTGACCTTGTAGGTGTCAGCGTCGAAGCCTTCGCCAGCTTGGACCTTAACGATCTTGTTCGTCAGGGCACCAGTCTCCTCCTCACGAACGTCCTGAACGCCAAGGACAACGCCGCTCATAATGCGGGCAGCACGGGCCGGGACGGTTTCGCCAGCCTTGTTAGTACGCTCCGGGATATTCCGGCCGAAGCGGAAGGTGACGGCATCGCCAGCCGAGATACCATTAAGGACAGCTTCCGTAGTTTCCCGCTGTTCCAGCTTGGCAACGCGAGCGCGGGCCAGTACCAGCAGTTCAGCAGTGGTCTTCGGGGCGGCAGCCGGGGCAGCAGCAGCGTTTTCGTTCTTAGCCATGTGTTAGTCTCTTTCCTAGTGTTTCCACGCAGAGCCCCACTAGCGGGTTGCATGGTGTGCTAACTGCACAAGCGAAGGGACACCGGAGTATCCCCTCATTTGTGAAGTCATATGTTCTAGGGTGACGTATTGATAGCGTACCACATCGAGGCCATAGCATTAGCCATATGGCGGCTAGTGTGGCAATCCTGCTCTAGCATAGCTTCGCTAGCATTAGCTGCAAGCTGGTTGTACTTGCTGCGTATAGCATAAGTAGAGCCAGTCTGTGAGGCGGCTATAAGATAAGCGAGCCGCATTACTTGTTGGTGCCTACGCTGCGTACGCATCAGAAATGCGGGTCAACGTGGTCGTAAAGCTCGTCATCCGCAGCTTGTTCTTCTTGCTCGCTAAGCTTGGCGCAATAAGCCACAATAGCTTGCCATGCTGTCATCATTAGATAAACTCCACTTCCCCATTGGCATGAACAACCATGATTGATTGCTCATCAGTCAGCACCTTAACCCGGAAGGCCAAGGCGCGAAGGTCCGATTGTTCCTGCTCATTATCTTCACAGGCAAACTCGTAGCGGTACACCGGCTCGTAGCACTTAGTAAGTTCCGGGCTAAGCCACATACCCCTAGCCGTAAGTCGGGTGTATCCCCCGTATGTTACAGTAAGCTGATCTCGGATAGCTTCGTGGCCCCTATCCAGACGGATCATATTGGCAACCTCGCCGCCCAAATCGTAGGGCAACGTAATACTAGCTAGTCTCATACCGGGTAATGCTCCCACTTAGCGCGGCGCTGCTCCATGCCCGCCGCATCGCAGCCCATCACTGAGCCAAAAGAGCCCTTAGCCTCGATCACGGTGTATTCGTGGCCGTAGCGCAGGGCGAGGTCCGTGTATTCCTTGACGCACTCAAGCTCGCAGAACGTATTGCTAACAACCACGTTCCGGCCTTGGCGAAGCGCAGCCCTAACCGTGCGAAAGCACCACGCTTTAACGGCGCGGTTCTCCTCAGGGTCATAGACATACTCTCCGCTTCTGGCGCGAAACTGATCATTCTCAATGTGTGTATAACCATCCCGCTGGAATAACTTGGCAAGCGTGGATTTCCCGCTGCCCGGAAGGCCGCGAATGATTACTAACATACTCGGCCCTCCTTGGGCTTATGGGTTAAAGAGCGCCCTCAGGGGCTTCGTGCATACGTTCGCGGTAGTCGTAATAAGCGTAGCCCTCAGCGCGCTGGGGCTCGGCCTTTTGGTAGCAGTAGCCATGGACCGTGATGTTCTCTATTAGACCGCTCCCACGCCCATTCTCCGACAGTACCCTTCTCAGGGCCGCAGTAACCCAGCCAGTACACTGTGTCCCCGTTCTTCACATAGCCGTCACGCACCTTGGCAAAGCCGGGGCGGCGAACGAATGAGAAACCCTCAGCCACGCAGTGCTTCGGGGCGGGTTGGTTGGGAACCTCAGTGCCATTCTTGGTAACACAGGAGTAACGAATAACCCCGCTGCCCGCACTCTTGACCACGACCTCCGAGCCGATAATCGGCCAGCTTTCGTGGTCATCCACTATCCCGCAGTAACGCAGGATATCGCCGGGCTCAAGGTCCTCGATACGCACAGGGCGATCAATGGGAAGGCGCTCGATTGGCATATCCTCGATAGCACCGGCGCTGTTCCAGTTGCTAAGCAACTCATCGTAGTTTCCCAAAGCAGCTTGGTCAAACGCATGAGGCGAGGAGTTGCCAAACAAGGCATCTACTTGCGCTGCTGTAAGTTTAGGTTGGTCGCCCCAGCAACAAAGGGGACGATTAAGCTGCTTTTCTGCAACTTTGCTGATTTGGTCGCGGGTCTTGAACTTGGGCATGGTATCTCCAATATCGTTACGCCCAGCAAAAATCTGCTGTGGCTTGTGAGGTCCGGTGGTTACGCGGTAAAGCCCCGCCCGATACGTTGGTTCAGGGGAAGGGCGTCGTTCTCGATATCTTGTAGGGCAGCGCCCAAGGT